GCCGGTTGGGAGGTGGGCTCGCTGGCCGATGTCTTTCGACTTTCACTAAGGGGGCCCTCGGCTATATCAACCTCACATGCCAGCGGCGCGCGTGTGAGGGAAACAATGTGACTTCAAATTCACGTTTATGGCGGCAACTTGTCCTCAGCATCGCACACCTCCCGGGTGCGCAGTGAGGACGAACCTCTCCTGAGCATCGTGCCGCTGATGCTCAGGAACCTTCAATTAGCACGATTCTTCACATTGGCCGGTGACGATGATGCTGCAGCGGACGCGGAAGCAGCGACCAGTGAGCCAGCGCTAGTTGAGCGCTGCATCTTCTTGGCTTTGCTGAACTTCTGCAGCGCTTCCATCTCCTGGCGCAATGCGTTGAACTCGTGCTGAGAGATATCGAAGGCGGCTTCATCAACAGTGCTCTCAGGAGCTGGACTGTTGGTGGTGGTGGTGAGGCTGCGCTCAAGTGGTGGCTCTTTCGAATCTGGTGGGATTGGCCCGGAATATGGCCACTGCTCTATGGTGCCATCCGCGTTGTATCTCACCACCCAGGTGCCTGCCACTTCTTTGTAGGTTTTTTCTTCAATTCCCAGTCGCTTAAGCAAGGCTCCTTCGCGAGCCAATGCTGCGACCTCGATCGGATTGATGGCAGTAAAGAGTGGTTCGAGTGGGAATAGATAGATGTCCATGCCTATCGCTGTCGTACCGCTGCTGTTGGGCAGCGAAGCAAACGTGAGATCAGCACCAGTAGTTTGCCCATTGGCTGTATATGAGAATGCGAAGGCAGTGAAACAGGCTGAGCCAGTCAAGGCATACAGCTGAGATGAAATGCTGCTGCCTCCGGATCCGCCGGAAAACCAGTTGATGGCTGAACAATCTGATCCAAACGACACAGCTCCGAATCCTGACGATATAGTGCCAGTGGAATTACACACCAGTACCATCATGTAATTCCCGGCAACTTTCGGCATCTTTAGCTGATAGCCTGTGCCGCCCATAGTCAGCGGCAAGGTCGATCCAGGCTTGTTCTGCAGGCCATTGAAGAATATGTTCACGGTGGAAGCAGCATACACATATGCGTGGCCAGTGCGGCCATTGGATCCGTATTGCATATTCGGCTTGAACAAGCTGACCTTGTAAGTTACCCACAATTGACCTATGAGGACGTTGTCAGCTGGAAAGCCGGCTGTGCTGATGTACACGTTGCCGACGTCGGAAAATCGCAAATCCTGCGTCACCGCGCCAGTGCGCACCATCTTGACTGCGCTAGAACTTTGCTTCGGGTCGCATTCCACCATGTGCAAGAACGATTTTGAGCCTTTATCACACCAAGCATACTCACTGTTCAAAACTTGTTGGAAACTGGTGGGTGCTGGGGCGTCGGGATCGTATTGAGTGCACATCGCAACTTCACCAACTTGGTTGAACGTCGTTGACGAATCAGCCAGGTCAGACCTGAACTGGAAGATGCACCCGTCCAACCTATACTGCGAGTACATGCGCGCCATTGTGCTCAAGTATGGGAACGTGGTTGCCAATCCTGGATTGAGCGCATAGCCCTTCGTAGTGAAGTTTTGCGACGAATACACAGGTCCTACATATTCGCGATAGACAATGACATTGGCATCTTTGTTGCCCTCGAATTCTGGGAGTAAGCCTCGGAGCAACAAGTCGCTGCCCGCGTGCTCACCGACATGCATGTTGAGTGAGGAGTTCTTCGTTCGATAATCTCCTTTGCCAGTGAAATATCGAACGGCAGAATGCGCCAAGGAGCCCAAGGCTCCGCCAAGCAGTGCTCCCTCCGGGCCGAAGGCAGATCCAATCGCCGATCCGAGCCCCATGCCTAGTGCATTGCTTGGTCGCGCTGGTCCTGATGACGCCGATTTGTATGGCACGACATAATCACCGCTACCTTTTATGCTCTTGCTCTTCTTCTTCTTCGATGAGACTGCCTTGGCAAATTTCACCAGTTTTTTCGCTTCTTTCCTTTCTTCTCGCTTCTTCTTCTTAGTGCTCTTGCCACCGCCAAGCAATTTGGGGCGCAGATAAACACGTTCAGGCTTGAAGTTCAACTTTGACACTTCGTCCCACACTCGGGTGTTCGGCGAGAACGAACTAGTGAAATTGTCGAGCGTATCGTTCAACTCAAGCCCCACCATGGCATTGAGCTGTCCATAGATGGCCGCCAAGGGTAATACCGGACCTATCGTGACTGTGTGCTGCAAGGTAGGACCATTGATTATTTGCACAGGCACTGACCAGAACGAATCACCAGCACAGTGTAGATAGATCGGGTCATTGCAGAGATACAAGTCATCAGACACACACAAGCTGTCCTTGAAAACTGACAGCATGTACTCACCCGACTGCAAACTCTCCAGTTCGGCCATAGCTTGTGTGACGGAATCAGCACTCGTCTCCAACACCAGCGTTCCGTCCGGACGCAGGATTTTGATGTTGCCGTTCTTAGCCCGTTGTCGATTGTTGCGCTCCTTTCCCGAAATCGACCACGCGGCTGCGATGATCTTCTTACGCACCAAACGCGCGTAGCCGCCGTCGCGACGTAGTTCAGGGAGTATCTTGTGTTGTAGGGCTCTTGGGACAGGTGTGAGTTCGGCTGGAGAGCAAGAAGCCTTGCTAGGGATTGGCGGCATGCGAGTTGGTCCGGAGGTGTCAACATCGCAAGCATGATGAACAAAAGGATCAGAAATTGGCTGACCGGGCTCGGCTTTGGCGTACAACTCGGCTATGCTCTCAATCAACAGTGGAATGCAACCATAACGATGGCACAGTTGTTCAATTGTCTTCGCACAAGGTGCGGCTGGCTTGTCCTCTAGTGGTTTCCACGGCTCCGGAGGCGGCACCCACGCCACTACGCCGGTCGTCAACTTGAGCACTCGTTCCACGAAATTTCGCAGCGGAGGAATGTGCCACACGTAGTTCTTGAGGCCCAAAGCAATGCCCTTGGCATATGCTGCGCATGTTACCTTCTGAGGTGGATTACAACTGTAGCCAAGTCGCGCGAATAGTCGCCCCATCTTCGGCGTCAATCGTGGGCCTTGTTCCGTTTCGTAAACAGTTCCTGAAAGCAGTTCCACCTCATCATAGGAGTCGACGAGCTTCATCTCAAGTTTCATGCCGAGTTTCGCGAACGCTGCCGTGAGGTCCGGAATCGGTTGCGCGCACCCTCCAGCTGCGTCATCACTACTGCCTATAATCTTGATCTTTGCGGTGACTTCATGCAGGGTCAGTCCTTGATTGCGAGCCATCTCAACAGTGTGCGCCAATTTGTTGCGGCGATCATTGGCCAGGAACGTGTGCGGGTCTCCGCTGTATCGCAAACCAGTGGGCTTGGAAATGACGATGCCAAAAGGTGCTGATGCGCGATAGTGCATGCTGGCGCGCAACAACTGCATGACTGCCACTGGGGCTCCATGCCGCTCGAAGAAGCTCATCTCTTCTTCCAGCCAACCGAGTGGCACAGGTTTGCCCTGCTCGATTTTTTGCTGCGTGACTGCGTTGTTCTGCACAAGGTCGAACATGCTTTGGTCCGAATGAAACAAGTTCCATCCAAAATCCTGAAGGTCCTTCAAGCACTGGCCAATTTGTGCGCACGAGCGGCCTGAGGTGGTGCCTATACAATTGTTTAGCTTCGTGCTCTTTTTGTACAGTCCCTGTACAGCCGCAATGAATGGTCCCACCAGTGCCAAGTAGTGTTTTTTGCGGCCATTGATGCCACGAGCAGCTCGCTTCTTCGTTCCGAAAGGCGTGCGATAATTCAAATGCTCTTCTTTCAAAAAGAACTCGGCTGCCGTCCAAGCTCGAACCAAGCGACGAGGCAACTTCGTGTACGCATCTATGCCCATGGAATCGAGTTCAGCTTTGGCCTTCAACAGCAATCGCTTGACTTCCGGAGATGAATTCAAATTGGCATGCCAACGATCGAAGGGCAATGGGTCAACCTTGATCGGATAGCCTGACTTGGAATACATCTTAGGGAGCAACTTTGGCTCCAGCACAGCGGCGAGTGTCTGATGTTCCGCCACATATGCCGGGTCAGCGTCAGGTGTCTTTGCTGTCACCCTTGTTGATATCGTCGAAACAGTTGCCTCCACTGTTTTCGCGGGAACGACAGGCCTGTAGGCAGGAACTGGAAAGAGTACTTCACGTTGCACTACTCGAGCAGCCTTGTCCACTGCCGTGTGCGGTACAAATATCTTTGCACCCGCGGCCGCTTCCGCCGGCGCCACAACCAAGGCAGTTGGCAGAAATCCCGGCCGATCTGTAAGCAGCGTGCTCATCACCTTACCCAATGCTGCTGTGCTCGTTGCTTGAGTTGCTGCTACAGTGTATGGAGCTAGGACATTGACGATTTTCTGTGCTCCGCTGAGCATCAGCCATCTGAAAAATCCTAGCAGTGAGGCAACGGCCCGCTGACCGAATGAATATCCTGCGAACCACCCAGTGGCTCGAGCACCAGCAACTCTGGCAGCTGTAGATACGCGGTCAACGTAAACCTGCGCGGCTGGCTGGGATAGCCACGAAAGCAACCATTTGCCCACTGCAGAACCGAGAGCTGAAGTGACAAACACCTGCAACAAAGGCAAGACAGCTGAGGCTTGCGACATCACCGAACGCATTTCATTTTCATGCTTACGAATGGCCATCGCTGGAAAGAAGTTGTTGAGCGCGTGCAAGGCAAGTGCGCGCAATGGCTTGTCTTGCTCCATGTACATACGACACTTGGCATGCATCAGGGCCCCGGTATATGCACCCTGCACGCTGCGAATGGCGTTGACCATGTCGCCTTGACTCGCGAATTGGCCAGCAACTGCCAGTTTGCCGAATGTTTCAGCCGTTATCAACATGTTTGTTGTGTTCGCTGGGCTGTAATATCGAAGGCCCTCTTCCAACAAAGGTGCCACAACAGCAACCCGAACCCACATAGGTGATTTCGCGGTGAGTACTGTGGTGCCAGCCAAAGCGGTGCCAAACAATGCAAGTTCCGACAAGTTGCGGCTTGTGTGGAAGGTGCTCGCCACAGCCATGTTTGTGTGCACGAAATCATCCAACTCTCCGTCAACTCTCATCGCCGTCCACTTGAGCATTGCGTACATCGCAGCTCCAATCGCGTCTCCTCGCAGTTTTAGTGACTTGATATCGATGTACTTTCCAGAAGCAAGACATCTGTCGGCACGAAAAGTGTGTTCGCGAAAAACTAGCAATGGAACGTACAGCTCGTGGTCACGAATCTCCTGTGCTGAAATGCGCACGTTGGCCAAGTGCCTCAATACTCTGGACGCGCACACAACGAAGTTTTTCAGCTCCGGATCGCGGGGTGCCCACATGAATTCACCTCGCATCGTTTCGACTATTGATGACAACAGCCGGACAGTGCGCTTCTTGCCTGTGAAGAGATCGAGCAGAAACACCTTCGGTGCCATATGCTTGCCACTGGGCACTGCAGTGTAGAAAGGAGACACCTGTTGAGCGTATTCATCAAGCTCGTCGACCTCATACGACTTCCACGCTCTCGGACCAGGCTCAAAGCATCGCTTGTCTGGATCAGGGGCGTCGCCAGTGAACGGATCGTCACGTTTGATATAGAAGTCTCGTTCTGCGTCGAGGCGAGCGTCCTGAGAAAAAACAATGGGACGGTGGCCAGGAGGTGGGTGCCAGTCCGGACACTCATCACCCATTGGACACTTGTGAGTCTTGAGAAAATGTTGGCAAACCTTCTTACCATCCTCAGACACGATAGATTCATCATCGTCAGATTCCTTGAAGACATCGCTCGGAGCCACACGGGCGCCGTCCGGGTACTTCTTGCCAGCTCGACATTCTTTGCAGCGTTTTGGGAGTGTCCACCCCTTTTTCTCAAAAAAGGCGACATCTTTTGCCGTGTATCGATCCGTCGTCCCACAGACACTGCAGTCAACACTGGCAACGAACTCTTGTGGCTCTGAATACTTCATGGTGGCAGGATCAGTGTGTGGACGATCTGCCAGCTGAGATAGCGCTTCTGCGGATGTCATGCCTTCTGCGCGAATAGGTGCAACAGCTGGTCTGGCGTTGCGTGATCGTGGCAGTGTAGGGAGTGGAGCAACCTCTTCTTGCTCAGACTCGATGTCCGCCATTCTGTTTGCCTCAGGCGGCATGCGATTGATGAAATTGGCTAGTGAGGTTGGTATTCTGTTCTTACTGGCCTCACGCACTGCCGCGAGAGTCTTGGCTGTGAATGACGCGAGTTTTTTCCGCATAGTCCTGATCTTATCAACTTGCAGCTTGCTGAGTGTAAGGTGAGCTGGGAACAATCCACCGTGCTCATCTGGCTTGAAAATGATCTCCATGCCGTTCTCTACTTTCTTGTTCAACGGCAACACAACAGTTCCTGGCACCCCATACGAGCACTCCCATGCTCGGAGTTTGCCCTGTTGTTCAATCTTGACCGGACCAACGTTGCAGGTCATGATGTAGTTGGTGGGCCACACTACGCCAGCTTTTGGCAATTTGGCACCGCTGTCCAACAGCAGCGGGCGTTCAGCTATTGGCGTGTCTTCGGAACTTGTTGAGGACTCGTCTGATTCATCAGCAGTTGTACTCGATTCAGCTGGTGGTGCAGAAGACGATGCCGGCTCGTCGTATTTCGCTTCGAAGAGTTGCTCTGCGTTGGTCGTTCCTCCGAATGTTGTAGTTGGAGAGGAACTGGCTAACGCACTTCCAGGATTCGTGGCAGCAGCATTTCCTGCTTCCTGGGGCTCACCCACGGCCGGTGAGACTTGGTTGCCATTTTGGGAGGATGGCGATCCTGAAGAAATTGAGGCAAGCGACATTTTTGAAAGCCGAATTGTCCAATTCAGGCAATGCACACTATCGGCGTTGATCCACCCTTTCGGTGTATGCGTACACAGCCCTATCGAGATGCCTCTCACACCTAACACGCGCGGCGAACCCCCTCAGTGGTTGATCTGGAATAAAATCAGGCAACAGATCATGAACTTGAGACAGTTGAACAACTCAGCCTGAGCTGAGTCCCCTGCATGCTCGGATAGCACTACACTGCTCGCCAGTGGAGTGGACTGGCGCGAACTCGTTACGTGAGTCGCGGGATTAAGCAATAAGCTTCCAGTCGTTGTTACGTGTCCTAACTTACGGGTGTACTTTGGGCACACCGGCCTAGTTGGACTGAGTGTTTTGTGGGGACACTCAGCGGCCTTGCGGGCCGATTGCGAAACCCCCCCCTGTTCACCAACGTCCTGTGAACGTGTGCTGGCTCACTACTGCGCCCCGGTGGCAGGCGCGCAGGGTGACAATCTGACGTCCGTCGTCCCAGGGTATGCTCTCAGGCAATCCTGGCGTGTGGCGGCACCGTCAGGCGATCGGTTTCCAAGCCGTCGCAGTCTACTTTCCCATGCCAGTTTTTACGGTGCCCGGGAACCAGGTACCAACCAAATTGGAGCGGCGCACGCCATGCAAGCTACACCACTGATTAGGCCCAACCCACTAAATGCCAACCAAGCCCTGTCGCCCACTGGCGAAGCACCATAGGTGCCTTCAGGTGAAGTTGGTGGAGCGCACTCCTTGGGTGTGAGGACTAACACAGGCCCAATCCCGATCGAGAGAAACTCCCGATGGAATCGTTCCGATGCCCCACCCCGCAATTTGTGAGTTGTACTCCCCAGCCTTTGGCGCTTCCATGCGCCGGCGGTCAGCCTGTGTTTTAGCAACACGCACCCCGCCGCCCGTAACAACCTCACTCCGCAGCAGTGAGGTGCAAATCCCG